CCCAGCACCATCATCATGATTCATACCCCCCCTGATCGCTGAAATTGCTGCGCGCTTTTGCCCTGGCCCTGCGTTCCCGCTCGTCAAGCTGGCGTGCCACTTCACGGGCAATATCCTGCGCACTCTGTCCCGGCTGCGCGACGATATGAATGGGCGCATTTATCTCATAACGAATAACCGACGGCGGGCTGTCAGCCTTCACTGGCTGCGTCTGGTATGCCCTCGCAGGCAGACTGAACGGATGAAGCGGAGCCACTTCTGCAGGTGTCGCAGCTACCCCCATCACGCCAGCAACGACAGAGGCAAGCGCAGCAGTACGCCGTCTGCTGGTGACATTTGCCGGTCCGTTCACAATTTCAGGGCCATTTTCTCCAACAATGCCAAACTGCCCGCGTGGAATGATCCCGCCCGTGTCGTACATCCCTGCGTAAGCCGGGAAGCCGCCTGGCGGCAGCACCACTTTGCCGTCACTGTTCACTGTGGCGGATTGCTGCTGCGTGATCTGCGCAGGCAGTTTCGCCTTTGCCGCCTCCTTACTGACAATACCGAGCTTTTCCAGTAGCCATGACACACCGGATTTAAGAGACTCCAGCGGGTGCATCACCCTATTCAGACCGTCCGCCAGCGCCTCACCAAACCGTCGCCCCATTGCAGCTGCGCTGTTCAGTTCTTCGGAAGTGGATTTAACCGGCGTAAGTAAATTACTGAACCAGCCCCACAAGGCCTGCACCCTGTCACCAATCCACTGGAACATGGGCCTGAGCGGCTCAAAAGCGGCGCTGATGGGCGCAGCAGCGGCTTTGAACCCTTCCACCACGCCCCCCAGAAATGCACTGATGGGCTGCCAGTATTTCCACACAACCAGCGCCACACCAGCCAGCGCAGCCACAACCAGCCCTATCGGACTGAGCAGCGCACCCAGCATGCCAGAAATACCAGACAGCGCGCCGCGAAGTAATGTCAGCGGACCAGAAACAAGAAAACGCAATACGCCACCGGTAGCTGTCAGCCCACCCCGCAACGCCGCCAGCGGGTTCATCACCATACCGATAATATTACGGATGCCTGACATACCGGCACGGAACACGGCAAGCGGCGCACCTGCCACCGTTTTCAGTGCATTACCCGCTATTCCGGCTGAGCGACGCAGGGAATTAAGCGGGGCACTCAGCAACCCGACACTGCCACCGGATGACGCCATACCCCGACGCAACAGGGAAAGTGGCGCACCTGCCAGCCATGACAAGGCACCGCCAGTACGTGTTACCGCTGCAGCAACGGAAGGTAATGTTTTTACACCCAGCACAGACAGGCCAAACCGAATCACCGCAATCGGCCCCAGCACAGCAGCCACTGCCACGGCAAGTGTACCCAGCCCGACAGTGACAGCCGCCGTAGCCGCCGCCACTTTCATCAGCGTGCCAGCCAGCACGGGGTTCTGCTCCACCCAGCGACGCAGCGCCCCGGTCATGCCCTTAACCATGCCCATAATATCCATCAGCGGCTGACGCAGCGTTTCCCCCAGACTGCTGAAAGCGTTCTGCGCGCCAGTCTTAACCAGCAACCACTGCGCAGACAATGAATCCTTGTTAATGTCGGATTCTTTCTGCATGGAGCCATTAGCACCACTGCCTGATGTGAGTTTCAGCTGACGCTGCAGCTCCGGCAGGTTGTTAGCCAGCTTTGCCGCATCATCGCCAAACTCTTTACCAAAAATCATTGTCATGGCTGACAGACGTTTATCCTGCGGCAGATTGTTGACCTTCTCCAGAACCCGCTGAATGGTGCCCATGGCATCGGTGGTCATCTGCTTTTCAATCTCCGCCGGATTGAGTTTCAGCAGGTTCATACCTTCAAAGAAGCGCTTACTTTGCATGGTGGCAATGGACAGTTCACGCACCATGGCATTAGAGGCGCTGGCGGCAATTTCCGGGGCAGCCCCAAGAGAAAGGAATGTTGAACCCAGCGCAGCAGCCTTTCGGAAGTCAAGGCGGTCAGCCACGCCCCCCATACGCTGCAGGACGTTGATAATGTCCCCACCCTTTGACATGGCGTTATCGTCCAGGTAGTTCAGCGCATCGCCCAGTTGTTCAATATTGCGCGTCGGCACTTTATAGAGCTGCGCGATTTTCCCCAATCCTTCCGCCAGCTCATCGGCGGGCAGCTCAAAGGCCGTTGCAGCTTTTGCCGCCGTGGATGCAAAGGCCAGCAGGTCACGTTTCTGGTCCTCAAAGGGATCGTCCTGGCTGGTCACGCCCATACGCGCGCCCCCTTCAACCAGCGCGGCATAATCTATAGCGCCATTCTCCATCGGCAGCTGCTCACTGGCAGCCTTAATGGCATCCTGCATGTCATAAAACTGTTTTGTACGGTTGCCGTTATCGTCACGAAGCCCGTTTACCTGCTTTGCCACGCCTTTCATGGCATCTTCCATACTGGCGTAGCTTTTCACTGCAGTCATAACCGGCGCCCCCATTGCCAGCCCGGCAGCTGTGGTGGTGGCTCCGGCTCCGGCTATGCGATCCCGAACCTCCAGACGGCGCGAATACTGATCTCGAACCGCATTCATTCTCGCCTGCTGTTCACCCAGGCGTTTCAGGGATTTCTGCTGTCGCTCCAGTGCCAGTCGGGTTTCATCGGCGTTCTGCCGTAACTCACGCTGTGCGCTGCTCAGTTTCTTTGTATCAAGCCCTGCCTCATTCAGCGCAAGGCGCTGACGCTGCACTGACTGACGCAGCCCGTTATATTTTCCCTGTAAATCAGTGACGCGATTTTTAGCCTGCTCAAGCAGCCTGGCCTGTGCTGCCGTCGGGCGGTTGGTCGCAGTAAACTGCGTGGCGAGTTTTGCCGCTTCTTCGCGGGCGGCTTTAAGGCTGTTACCTGTGACTGCCAGCTGCGCGCTGGCCTTACGGAAGCCATCAATTCTGCCCGCCTGAGAATCTAACTCTTTCAGCCGGGCGCGGCTTTGCTGAATAGCGGCAGCCAGCTCTTTTGAGCTGGCCTGCGCGGATCGAAATGGGCGGGTGAGCTTGTCAACCGCATTCAGAATCACCTGCAGACGCAGGTTATTGTCACTCATCGCTGGCCCCGCTTCTCTGAATCGCTTTGTGCCGCCACTCCAGCACCTCAGTCAGCGGCATAACGTCAGTGATGGACGGCGACCAGTGAAAGATGGTGGCGATATCCGCCACCAGGTCATCAATCGTCAGGCTGTCGGTAAACCGGCAAGCACCGACTTCTTCAACAAAAAAGTCACCACCTCGACCGACAGCGCGGTGAGATCGGCGGGGTCCAGTTCAGCCATTTCCTGTGCGGTCAGCGTTGGGGTGGAAATACGCGGGATCACTGTCATCATGGCCCCCACGTCCATATCCATAATGGCCTGCAGGCGGGTGCCGCGCAGCGCACCGGACTGAGGCTTACGCAGCACAATTTCGGTGATTTGGGTTTTACCGCGCATGATTGGCGTATCCAGTTGTACGGTTTTTTCAGTCAGCTTGTCGCTCATGTTCGTTTCCTGTTAATCAGATACTGGCGCGGATCACCGCGCCGTTAAGTTAAATCAGAGGCCAATGGCGTTACGGTGCGCTTCTATCAGGTCCACTCCGTCAACGATTTCAATCATGTTGACCACATCAACCTCATAGAGCACCGCGCCGTTAATGGTCAGCTTTGCGTAACTGTTGGTGCTGCTGACTTTGGTGGCGCTACTTTCTCCGGTTTTCCACTCGCCGGAATCCACCTCTTTATGACGCCCCCGCACAACCAGCTCAACGGCCTGCACTTCGCCGGTATCGTCACGCTGAATAGAACCGGTAAAACGCAACTGGATACCGTCCACCGTGGCAGCACCCATCTGCTTGAATAACAGCAGTTCGGTGCCGCCGATTGAAAACTCCGTGTCCAGTGCACCGTCATCCAGCCCCATATCCACATCCACCGCGCCCGGCATACCGCCGCCGCGATACTTCTCAAACTTGCGGGTAAATTTCGGCAGAGTCAGGGACTCAACGATCCCCTGCCAGTTGTTCCCGTCGTTGAACAGGTTCAGGTGTTTTAACTTGCGTGGTAATGCCATGTATCCCCCTTATGCACTGACACGGCTGGCAAAATCGACCAGGTAGCGATCGGTGATGCGCTGGCGCAGCATCAGATTTTCAAGCGGCGGCACAGGCGTATAGTCGTAGTCGATGGTGAGCTTCCCGGCTTTCAGGGAGTCTTTATCGTTCACTGACTCATCCAGCCAGCAGTCCGCCCCGATGAGGTATCCCTGATTCACCAGACTGCGTAATTTGGCGCGAATACCTTCGATAATGTCGCGGGCCAGTGACGGATTCAGTGGCTTATCCACCGCCCACATGTGCCCCTCTGCAATCGTGTCAGCCAGCACCTGCGCCGTGCGGGTATAGTTCTCAAATGCAAACAAGGGATCGTCACTGAGGCAGCGGGAACCCCAGAAGCGGAACCCGTCTTTACAGATCAGCGTGGTGACGTCATTCTGGTTCAGCAGTCCCGCGTCCGTTGCCGGGTCCTGCAGATCCCAGAATACATCAGCGGAAATACCGGTGACGCCATTCACACCCACGTTGGACAGGGTTTTGTGCCAGCCGGTCTGTTCGTCAATTTTGGCGCGCAAACCGAGCGCACGGGCCGAGGCGTAAGCCGTCGCATCGGCTTTTAGCACGGTGTCAAAGTTGATGAAATCAGGCCAGATCAGCATCCCTTCTCGCTGGCTGAAATTGTCCCGGTAAGCAATGGCTTCTTCCACCGTCTTGCAGCCATAGGCGGACAGATAAGCAAAACCGCGCAGGCTCTGCGCCACACTCATCAGCTCAGTGGCTACCGCCTGCGTGTCATGCCCCGGCACACCGAGAATGCGCGGCTTAACTTTCAGTTGCGACTGCGCAGAAAGCAGCGCTTTCATCCCCGTTTTTTTACCGTCGGATGTGACGCCACCGATAATATTGGAGGTGGTTTCCGCTTCGGTTTCGCCCTGCGCCACGCGCACAACAACCGTCACGGGTTTTGACTGGTCGGCAATCGCATCCAGCGAACGGGCCAGCGTGCCGGACTCGCCTGCTTTACCGCTGGCCTCCAGCACATCCGTCAGCAGAACCGGCTTATTGAGAGGGAATACGGACGCATCAGCATCATCGCCGGTGCAGACCATGCCCACGATAGCGGTGCTCACCGTGGTAATGGATCGGGTGCCCTCGTTGACTTCAACAACGCGCACCCCGTGGTGGTAATCCTGAGCCATAGCGGCGAACCTCCTGATTGGAATAGGCTTCGCCCTATGTTGTATTGATTAC